TTTCGTATATACACCAGCATCTAGTAGATAAGTATGATGACTATGATATGTTTCATTATTATCAATTGTTAAAGCGGCAACTTCCATTGTTTCATCTAAAAATTCAACAGAAACTACTTTATGGTTATGAAGATGTTCTGCATGATAGCCACGCGAACCATAATCTCTCTTTATGTTGTTTCTATTTAGAGAATTTTCACGGCAATACTTATTAAGATTTTCAATTATTTCTATATTACCATCTGGACTTTTTATTTTCCATGTCTTACAGTGTGGTTTTCTCTGTTTTGCAGCAACACTTAGTTTTTCTTTCCACTCTGCAGAAAATTTGTATGTTTCGCTTCTTCTGACTCTTCCATTGTTTTCTTTTTCTCTATTATCATAGTCATTGCGATAATCTTTCCAGCCATTAAATCCTTGCAAAATACAAATTCTTATAAGATCTTTTCTTGTAAAAATTAAATTCTCGACATCGCGGTTTTTTGGATGTCTATTGATGTTTTTATTAATCCATTCTAATAAATTTACATTATCATTAACAGTTGTAATAGTGTCTTTTACATTCATAAGATTTTGAGCACAATCATCTACTGCTTTTAATATTTCATCAGTATAAAGTATAGATTGTATGTCTCTATGATATTCAAGATGATCTTTATGATTCATCATAACTAAATTATATGGAGAATTATCATATCTATTAAAGTTTTCATGATGAACAATAGATTTATTATGATTTACATATTTAATATTATGATTTAAACTTTTGTCGATGCAGTGTTCAGCATTCCACTTAGCTACTTCTCTATGAGTAAATTCCCAAGTTTTAGTATCATTTTTAAATATTTGTTCGTATTTAACTCCACCTTTAGTTATTTCTTTTTCTCGGCGATAACCAGGAATTAAAGACTCACCAATAGCTAAATCTTTGGCTTCAATAAATCCTTTATTCCAAACTGGAAATTTATGATCTGGAGTACAAGTAACGCTTTTTCCATTATCAAATGTCACTTTAACTACTTCACTATCTCGTTTTGTAATACCAGCCCAGGTTAATGGGCCAGGAACAAATTCTCCAGTGATAGGATCGCAAGAGTATACCCAATTTTGTTTTCCCGAATTATATTCTTTTATAAGTTCTTGAATTTCAAGCGTTCTACCATCTAAGAGAGGAATCTTAGTATCTAATGCATAACACATGAACTTGCGATCATCACGAACTTCTCCTGTACTTGCGTCGTACACGAGCTTATTTTTAAATTTAAGCATAATATCAGATAGATATTGCTCAGCCTTCATCTTTGGAAGGTTGCCAACATCAATATAAAAAATTCTTCTTTCTGGTGCGCGTGATATACGATAAATCACAACAGCGTCTTCAAGAGCTCTTAACTGGTTAAGTGGTTTAATTGCTTTGTGCAGATGAGAAACAATAGTTGTATGATTCTTATCTAACACACCAGATGTAACATAAACAACAGAGTCTTTGGCTACTTTAAGCCCTTCAACTCCGCTGCCGGCTGTGCTTGTTACAGTTCCCTGCGCTTTACCAAATCCCTTTTCATTATAAATGAAATATTCTTTTTCATATGTTATAACCTGAACAGGTATTTCACTAGATACTTTATTCTTTTTCGATTCACGAATTTTTCTCATTTTTCGTGGATCTACATATCTAAGATCTTTAATTCCTGCTAGTGGGTTTTCTGGATCTATTACAACAAAGAAATATAGTCGTCCATCAATATACCATCTTCTAAATGTGTCATATCCAAAAGTATTAAATCTAAGAATGCTTAATATGACATCAAATTCTGCTCTAATAATATCTCTAATATCATCGCTAAATAAAGTATCATCTAAATTTATTGTAACTGGTCGTTCATTTGCTTCTTGAACTATTGCTTCATTAACAATATCATCAATAGCATTATCGACTTCTGGATGAGAAGCCATTTCTCTATATCGGGCTATAAGCTGAGCTTCTCCTCGAACAGAACCATCCATATCAACATAAGTACCATAAGCTCCACCTGGAGCAATAGCAAGAGCTCCGTCATCTTCCGCATGAGGGACGATAGACGGAGCTGTTTTTACATCATCAGACGCTCTTTTTATTTCAAAGCCTAAAAATTTCATATTATCTCACTTTTCTAATTAAAAAAATATTGATTAAATACTATCGGTATTTAATGTAGGATTCCAACTAATAGCTGTTCCATCTTTTCCGTTATACTTACCAACATTTTCACCATTTTCATCATCTCCAGGAACCCAATAATCGTATGCAAACGTTACATTGAAAGTTTCAATTTGATTCTGAGCATTCCAATCAAGAGCAATAGGATCTAATCTAATCGGAAACATTCCACTGAAGGTATATGCTTTGATTGCAGTGTCGATATCATTTGCTCCATTACCAGATCTTGCAAGCTGATATACAGTAGCATTTGATTTATAATTTTCATAATCAAACTGCTCATTACGTCTGTTTGAGATATGAGAATTCATGCCATTCATCCAAGCTTCTACTGAAGACTTAACTTTAAAGTCTTCATCGTTGATAACACTAATGGTCCAAGGATCAAAAGTTCTATCTCCATGAACGTTAATAAATCGTCCAAAATAAGCTACTGGAATTTGTGATATAGCAGATTCAGGTAGTGTAGCAGACTGTGCTAGGAATCTAACCTTTTCTACTTCATCACTTGCTTCTGCTAGGGCTGGCAAATTCATTCTAATCTCAAAGAGCGTAGGTCTAGCGCCACCGTGGACGAGACCTTTTGCTCTAAAAGCGTCAATATTAAAAGCCATTTAAAAGTACTCCTTTTTTATTTTATTTATCTTACTAAAACAAAACCATTATTAAGAAGAGTTTTGGCTTCAGTTGTATTTGGTTTAACGAATTTCTTAATTCCGTTTTCATTTTTCATTAATTATGAAATGTTAGAAAGTGGTATATCAAAAGGCCCCAACCACTTCACTGAACGCTATACCTGTGCGTACAGCTACAAAGTTAAGTTGGATGAAGTTAATGCTTCTTGCTGGCTTAATGTAAATATCAGCTACAAATTCATTTCTATCAATAACTTCTGCAGTATTGTTAGTATCGTCACATACTACAAGGAAGTCTGTGATACCACGTCGACCCTGAACATCTCTCAGATATGGAGTTACTAGGTTTCTAAATTGAGCTCTTGTGAATGAATCGTTGAATTCAAATAGAGTATATTTAGAAGATCTAGAAATTGCTTTTTCAATCACAATAAACAGACGACGAACATTAATTCTATCAAATGCACTTGGCTTAGCTAATAGAGTTTTATCTCCATAAAGAATTGTTCCTTCGCCAGGGAATGTAACAACTGGATTGATACCCTTCTTATAAAGAATATCTCTATCTGATTTACGAGGATTATAAGCAAGTTTTACGATATTTCTGATATTACCTCTATTATAACCAGCTGGTGACCACCATGCGTCATTAGTAATTTCAGTTCTTGCAGTAAGACCAGCAGTATCACCGTTTAGAGGAATCCAACGATATACATCATTGTATCTATCGTACATATATTTGTAACCAGAATCTAAGAATCCATAAGATGAGCTTCTCATTGTGTTTCTCATTGCCACAACATCGGTTGCTTCAAAGCCAACGTTATTTACAACATCAGATTTGTCTGGTGATGCAAACACTACACAGTCAATTCTATGCTCTGCGATATTATCAATTAGATAATTAGCAAGCTGGCCACCATGTGATCCACCTCTTGCCTTACCCTGCATAACTAGACCAATTTCTACTTCTTCAACTGAAGCAAACTTATCATAACCAGTTGCAAGTGTCCCAATAGATACAGTAGATTCATCAGCACCATTTTGGCCATAATTGAAACTTGCAGTGTATGGAACATAATTTGTTGAACTAGTAACGTTTACAGCTGTATTAGATACAGCGTTTGAACGATCATTAGCCCACCAAATATAAGCAGACTGTTCATTGATAACATTCTTATAGTAGTTTGAAGCACCATCAATTGTTTTGGAATCTGATGCTCTTGACATAGAAGCAAACTTTTCAAGAACAGTTCCAGGAACGCCAGTAAATTTACCATCTTCATCGATCACTGTAGCATGGAGTTCATCTAAAGCCGCTGTATTTCCAAAGTTTGTAACAAAGGCAGAAGTTCCAGGAGCGCCATCAAACAATTCGAAATATTCCCAGCTTCTTGTAATTGTATCTTCTGATGTCCAATTAGTAGATAATCTATACTCGTCCTGAAGTGAGATATCAATTGTACGAGG